CCAATGTTTGTTTGGGTCAGTGTTACATTGTACATACTGACAGGTTGTTTAAAACAATTAGGATCAATTGCAACCAGTGCAAAGATGCTAAACATGATGGAAAATATGAAAAGGAGCGAACCCAATGAGTAATCCAATTAAACCTACACACTACCATCCCAAAGATGATAGCGGTATCCATTGTCACCATGCCCAGCAAGCTACGCTGAGTAAAGAAGGTTACCAAGCCTACATGATCGGCTGTGCTATTAAATACATCTGGAGGTGGAAGGATAAGAATGGGCAGGAAGATTTGCGGAAAGCCCAGCACTGCATTACAATGGTATTAGATACCATGGAGAAAGACAGTGACTCGACCGCCACAATATCAGTACTTCCAACTGACTATTCCACCCTCAGTAAACAAAGTCTGGCTCAGGGGGAAACATGGTTCGTACATGGCTCCGAAGTATCGTTCGTGGCTGGACCAGAACACTAAACGAATTGAGGTTGATACTATCCTAGGCGGTAATGTTCGTGTGGACATTCAAGTCTGGGGAGGTAAAGGATGGAGAATGAATCGTGATCTGGATAACATCTTTAAAGGCGTACTAGACTTATTGGTTAAGTCCAAAGTTATTGTGGATGACTGTACAAAAGTCGTAACTTATATTACGGCTGAGTATTGTGAACCATCGGATAAGAAAGATTTGGCATACCTAATGGTAAAAGTAGAAGGACATCCAAGTGAAACCCAAGATTAACTTTACACCACCACCTAATCATCCTGACAGCTACGGTAGCTTACAGGTAGTTAGGGAACTAGATGATAGGTTGTTTATCCTATTACCCAATGGTCACTACATCTGTGTAGAGCTACTGGAAACTGGAAGGACTAGGGCTCTACTGAAAGTCGTAGCCCACAAGTCGATCCCAATCATCCGAGAGGAGTCGCTGAAGAAAGCTGCTCATCTTGCAGTAAATGATTGGGAACCTGTTGCACCTCCCAGTAATACTGTAGGTGATAACTATGACGACTTCAGGGATTAAACAATGGGTTGAGCAATTTGTCAGCGAAGACACTCAACCTACTGTAACCCATAAACGATTCTATGTAATGTCTTCAGCACACTTCCATGGTATATGGGAAGTGCTGTTACGGTTTGCATATGAAACCCATGAAGTCAAGCAAGACTTTGCTGACGCATTATTAGAGGAAGGATTCTATTTAGGGTATGACTATGGGGATGACTGGTTACCTATCCTCAATCATATAACACCAGCTGTTATACTGGACTGGAGATTACATAGGAGAGATGGTTTAATCATAGCTTCCTATACTCCAGCCAAGTTATGGCCATTGTTATTAGAGGGTAAGTCTATGGGATATACCATACATGAAACCAGTGCAGACCGGGAGGGTGAAGTAGTTGTACTCAATGCGTTGAGTAAACAAATAGGTAGGACTGTATACCAGATGGGTAAGCTATCCCGTTGGGATGGTTACTTACCTAGGCTAGATGTATACGATCATAAACCTGAAATGATCTTCGAGATTAAACGAAGAGCATATGACTGGACCTTCTTTGAACGAGAAGGTTTGATACTTACCCGTAAGAAGTTTGAAGGCTTGGTGCAGCATTACAAAGGTGGGGTGGATCCTATCTTGGTAGTGGAAGCCCAGTCTGAAATTCGCTGGGTCAATGTTGCACAAATTACTCCGGACAAGATCCGGTATGATAAAGCCAAGTGCGACAGAGTTGATGTCCCGTACATGGAAGATGTAGTAATCATTCATGGGTCTGTGTTTAAGAATCTCAACCTATTAAAGGGGATGGACTAATGAGTTTTAAGAAGGCGACGAAGAAGGAAGTCAAGTTGACCATGGGTATCTCTGGACCAGCAGGTGCAGGGAAGACTCTTAGTGCATTGAGGATCGCTAGGGGATTGGTTGGACCTACTGGTAAGATTGCGCTGATTGATACCGAAGGTGCAAAGGCTAATGCCTATGCCGATACCATTGAGAATGGTTATGACATTGCTCAGTTCCAATCTCCCTTTGAACTGGACAAGCTGGAAGATACTTTGGATGAAGCTATTGAAGCTGGCTACCAAGTCGTAGTCATTGATAGTCTGTCTCACTTCTATGCGGGTGAAGGTGGTATCCTTCAGCAGGTAGAGGATGAGTCTGTACGCAATGGTGGTAACGGTATGAAGGCTTGGGCCTATGTTACCCCTAAGGTGAATCGTTTCTTGGAGAAGCTTAAGGCCATGCCGATCCATGTGATTGTTACCCTTAGGTCCAAGACTACCTATGAGATTAGCCGTAACGATAAGGGTAAGGTCTCAGTACAGAAGCTGGGACTGGCTCCTATCTGGAAGGGTGATAGCATTGATTTTGAAATGGATCATATGCTCAAGATGACTACAGACCATAGGGCGATTGTTGATAAGACCCGCCTCATTGGTTTGACTGATAAGATCTTTGACAAGCCTGATGAGAAGCTTGGCAAGCAGATTAAGGAATACCTTAGTGGTGGTATCGTCAGTCCTATTGAACCTGAACCGGCGGTTGAACCTGAGGAGCAGGAAGAAGCTGCTGATAAGATTCATCCCAAGCAACAGCTGTTGTCTCAGCTGGAAGATTTAGCTCAAGCCACTGGCAGGGATATTACTGAATGGTTCCCTAAGATTGCTGCTGCTCATAACAAAGAGAAGATTGAGGACCTGACTCAAGTTGCTCTTAAGGAAGTGATAAAGAAGGTTAAAGATAAAATGGGAGGAAACTAAGAATGTATTTTAATGAATGTATTACAGGACTGCTACTAGGTGGTACATATGTTCGTCATGTTCCCAATACAATCAATGATGCGTCTGTATTTATGCGCATGGTGGATGGTCAACTTAAATTTAAGTGTGAAGTTTCAGATTACGAGTGGGATGCTCTTTCACTATATGAGGAGGATTTGATTGCTGTATGGGAACCGGTATTAGATTTGAAACAAGTACCTAATGAGACAGAGGTGAATGAGTGAATGCCACACAACAGATTGATCTACTCTCATCTAGACTCAAGCACTGGACAAGAAAGGATGACAATAACTATCTGGCGTGTTGTCCCGTTCATGGAGATACTGTACCTAGTCTTTGCATCACAGTGTCTGATAGTGGGAAATTGTTACTGCATTGTTTCAGTCATGGATGTTCTGCCCGTTCCATGGTCCGTAACATTGGCTGTGGCTTTGACTCTGATGGTGGCATTGTTCATCGCAGAGATATTCCAGAGCTGTCTTCAGAGGACCGTAGACCGGTTGAACTTAGAGATCATGATGTATTCTCTTGGCCGGTTACAGCAACCTACTCCTACACAGACGAACAAGGAACAGAACTCCTTCGAGTCCAGCGTAGAGATTCCTTTGACGGAGAGCGTAAAGGATTCTTCCAATCAACAAAGGATGACACAGGACGCTGGGTAATGCGTGTGCTTCCGGGCACAGACATTCCACCCTATAACCTTCAGGGTATCCTTAAGAACACCACCTCTACTATCTTTGTAGTAGAGGGGGAGAAAGCTGCTGAGGCACTGATCAAAGCAGGCTACACAGCTACTACCAATCCGGGTGGTGCTGGTCGCTGGGCAAAGATTAGTATCAGGTTTAAAGAACACTTCAACAATCGTCATGTGGTTATTCTACCTGACGCTGATGATCCGGGAAGGAAACACGCTACAGATGTAGCACTCGATCTTGAAACTTGTGGTGCTGCAAGTATCAAAGTCTTGGATCTGTTTCCTAAACGATCTAATGGTGAAGACATTGTAGACTGGCTTGACCTGAATAAGGCATCTACATTACAGTCACTATGTGATAAGGCTAAACCATTTGAGATGGATCCCAAGACTACTGGGTTCAAGCTCCCTAATGGTGCCAGCTTTGAATCACTTGCCCACCCTGATATTGTTCTCAGGGGTAGGGAGTATTTAGTACCGGGAGTCATCCTGTCCTCCAGTCTATGTATCATGGCTGGTACAGGTGGCTCAGGTAAGTCTTCACTGTGTGGACATCTGGCTGCTGCTGTGTCTCAGGGTAGACCAGCGTTTGGTTTGGATCCTGTAAAGGATTACAAAAACAGGATTCCCAAAGGGAATGTCATCTGGGTTACCAGAGAAGAAGGTGTTGAAACAGAACTCCTTCCTAGACTGGTAGCTGAAGGTGCAGCACTGGAAAGGATCTTTGTTCTGCGTGAAGGGAACATTGATCTGGATGATCCAGAGGGTATCCGATTGCTGCTGGGTAGTCGTAAGCCGTTGCTGGTTATCTTGGATCCTCTCACCTCTTACCTTAGTGGAGATGAGAATTCCAATAAAGGATCTAGAGCAACACTAGAACCTATCCTTCAAGCCTGTAATGAGTTACAGTTGTCAACCGCTTTTGTTGGTATTGCCCATACCAATAAAGCTAATGATGGGTCTGTCAAAGGTGTGCTTGGGTCAGTAGGTTTACCTAACCTGTCCCGATCTACGCTGATGATTACCGCAGCGAATGGTGCATCTGAAATGAAGATCACCAAGAGCAACTTCAAAGCTCGCAGGGACAATCTTGTATTCCGGATTAAAGATCTGGAACAGGATGAAGCAGAGCGAGTAGTAGAAGCTTCAGGTGTAACCGTTATTGGAAAGCGTGACAGGGTGTTAGAATCATTCTGTAGGATCTCCATTGATGGTTGGTTTGAACCTATGTCTGACAAGGACCGGAAGCAATCCATTGAGAATGCTCAACAGATTGTTAAAGAGTATCTTGAACAGGAAGGAGGAGGTTTAGCACTGGAAGAACTAAAGACTGATATTGTGGGTGAGCGTTTACCGCTGACTCAATTCAACTTGGCTGTAGCGTCCCTTAGGGAAACGAATCAAGTCAAGATGATCAAAGAGATTGATGGTTGGCACATAGCATTGGTACGAAACAAGAAACCTAAACTGGAGGATATACTGTGAGTCTGAAGCAAGCCGAGAAGATTGTTATGCAAGCCCTTCGTGACAGCAAAGCTGTATCCGGTATTGGATTGGCCAAGCTGTTGGTAGATGATCTTGAGATTGAATACAAAGAAGCCTTTGGATTCATTCGTGAACTCAAGATGGGTGACAAGATTCATGTCGAAGAATACTATGCTGCTGGACCAAAGCGTCTAAGCAAGAAGGTAAACAAAGAAGACATTGAACCTACCATGGAGAAGATCCTTGAACTCATTACTGAAAATGATGGAGAGGTGTATCTTAGTGTTATCTCAAAAGAGATCAACAACTTTGAACTCCAGAAAGAAGCCATGGACAGACTCCGTGACCTTAAGAAGGTATCGTTCATTACAAAGGACGAGAAGAAAGGATGGGTAGTAGGTAGCTTCCGTGAGAGGAAACAGACTCAGGCTCCTAGCCGTCAGGCTGCTCCTACGCCTAGTCGTCCCAAGCGGGATACTGTTCCTACTCCGGGAGATGGTGAGGATCTTTACTAGGTATAATAATTTGTTGGAGCAATCGTCTAACACTAGGACACCCCTGCGCATAGGGGAAATAGAGGATGGCACCCTCTTTGCTCCATTTACCTACTCAGGCTTAAATCCTTTAGGATCAACAAGCGTGAACTACTGAGTAGGTATCTTATTACGCTGGGGTAGGAGGGGATGTTTTAGCACTTTCCTGTCACTCCATATACCTCTGTTGAAGGCGAAGTGCGTCAAGCAGGGGTTCCCCAGCGTAAATTTTTTTAGGAGTGAAAATGATTCTGACAGGTTATAAAATCGAATGGGCAATTGAACATGGTGACATTGACATTGATCCTTTCAATGTCAAACAACTCAATCCCAATTCTTACAATGTCAGGCTTAGTCCTGAACTTGTATGCTATTGTCCGGGTGAGTTGGATATGAAAAAGAAGATGAAAACTTTTAGCATCAAGATGAACGAAAAAGGTTTTCTACTTAAACCGGGAATCTTGTATCTTGGAGCCACAGTAGAAACCATTGGTTCCAATCAGTATGTACCCATTATTGATGGACGATCCAGCGTAGGTAGACTTGGTATCAATGTTCATGCTACTGCTGGATACGGAGACTTAGGATTCAAAGGAACTTTTACTTTGGAACTAAGTGTAGTTCAACCTGTTATGGTGTATCCTAATGTTCAAATTGCTCAAGTTAGGTTTCAAGCGGTTCATGGATATCCATCCACAAAGTACAAAGGTAAGTACAATGGACAAACATTACCAAGAGCTTCGAAATTATGGCGAGAGTTTAGAGGAGGAATCCCTAAATAGAGTACCCAATTTATTCCCAGAGAAATGTTTTAATCTGGGACCAGTTGTAAACAGACTGGATCCTAGATGTGAACATTGTTGGGTACATATCTGTACGCTGAAGAAAGAGCTGTGCATTCGGTCAGCGACTGTAAGTGATACTACAGTTCATTTATGTCAGGAGTGTGATCAGTATGAGCCTGTCTAGTTTATCTCAAAACGACCATGAGCATGATGACTCAGGTAAAACTATTTGCGAACGATGCAAGTGGGAAATATACAGATTAACTGGACGAGTTAATCAATTAGAAAGAGCTATCCGTAACCATAAGAAAATGGTTGCAGCCGGTAGACGGTACAATATATTCCTCAACGATGAGGCTCACAAGGACCTATGGAGCTTAGTGAACGATGACTTTTCAGCCAGCGATCAATGCGATTGATCTTACAGTACCTGATGTAAAGTTTACTTATGTTTCCGCAGGCAATGAATCAGCGTTAAGAGATTGTCGTAGAGCGATTCGTCGTAGCCAAATCGTAGCAATTGACACAGAGACTACAGGATGTTCCATAGTTGGTACTACTACCCTTCTTGGGATTCCTTACGGGACCAAGTGTAGGATACTTTCCGTATCTACTGACGATGGTACTTGGGTCATTGATTGCTTTGCAATTGATCCTAGCATGGTTGTCAGGGCTCTACATGGTCGCAAGCTCATTGCCCACAACTGGGCGTATGATGCACAGTTCCTGTGTCAGTATGGGTTCAATCCTAGTAAAGCAAAGCTGAGGGATACTTTCCTTCTGAGCTTCCTTTTGCACTGTGGCACCAAGAAGAAAAACAGTCTTGGTTATGTCATGCAGAAGTATTTGAAGATTGGAATGGACAAGTCTTTCCAGAAGTCTGACTGGTCAGGAACGCTGAGTCATGAGCAATTACTATATGCTGCTTCTGATACTTCTTATCTTGTGGAACTCTACCATGTATTGTGGTTGAGGATCTGTAGGGCAGGGTTAAAGAAGACCGCAGCATTGGAGCATAAGGTTCTCCATGGTGTGTTGGAGATGCAGCGCAATGGTGTACGGGTTGATCCAGCGTTGTGGCTGGAGATCTACAGGCAGTCTAAGGAACGCAAGATAGATCTGGATCGGGAACTAAAGGAGATGGTTAAGCCCAGAACCTTTGGTGGTCCATGGAACTGGCGTAAGGTTGCAGACATCAAAGCAGCTTGCATACGGTTAAACATCCAGCTTCCTGTGAATCCCAAGACAGGTAAGATTCAAACTGGCAAAGCTCAACTGGCTCTAGTGGATGATGTGTTTATACGATTGATCTTGGAATGGCGTAAGTGTGATCAGATTGTTAAAACCTTTGGTCCCAAGTGGTTAGGATTTATTAGTAAGACTGATGGTAAGGTACACGCTGGATTCATGCAATGCCAGCCTGAGACAGGTCGATTCTCTTGTAACAAACCTAACCTACAGCAGATCCCTAGAGGCAAGCATCGTCATTGTTTCTTGGCTGATCCCGGTAAAGTCATTGTCAAAGCAGACTACTCTGGCATTGAGCTTCGCATGATGGCTAAGGTGGCTGATGACAAGAACCTGAAGAAAGCTTTTGCAGAAGGTTTGGATCCCCATACTGAAACAGCAAAGAATGTTCTGGGTAAGTCTGATCCTACAGGTGAAGACCGAACGCTGAGTAAAGCCCTAAACTTTGGTCTACTCTACGGTTGTGGTGCAGACAAGTTACGGTTGCAGCTGGCTGCTAACTGGGGCATGATCCTTCCTCTTGAGAAGACGGAAGAGATGCACAAAAAGTTTTTCAATACCTACAAAGGAATCAAGAAGTTCCATGAACAGAAACAGCGAGATACATCTACTTACTATCGCACTCCTTGGGGTCGTCGTAGGTTGGGTCTGGTCGATGGTGCTACCAGTGCGTTTCCTAAGAAAGTAAACACTCCCATTCAAAGCACTTCAGCTGATGGTATGAAGGCAGCTGTTGCCCTTATGATTCAGCGCAAGCACCAGATGCCCGTAGAATTGTTGATGGTTGTGCATGATGAGTTCGTAGTCCAATGCCCCAAACAGAACGCTACAGAGGTGGCTGTGTGGCTGGAGAACATCATGAAGGAGGCTATGCAGCCACTTCTTGATCCGGTACAATGTGAGGTAGAAAGTAGCTGGGGTAACAGCTGGGGCAAAAATAAGTAATGGCACTTCCACCGGGTATATTAGATAGCAATGGCAAATATATCCGGCACTCCAAACCGGGTGAGCCATGGTCCCGTAAAGACTGGTGGGCATGGCACAAGTTCTTTTCACCCAATGCCAGTCATCGTAAACGCAAGCTGGTTACAAACTTAGTAAAGATTGAGTTACCTTCCGCTGAGATTAAACAAGCTCCTTTACACTACAAAGACCAGACTTTACTTGCAGATAGTGTTCCCAATAAAGTCTTAGACAAAATTCCTGTCAGGGGACATTCTCCTCTTAAAGATGATTTTTGGGAAGCTATTGATCTACTCACTAAAACACAACGCATATCTAAAAAGCAAAAGAAAGCTATAACCTTATATGTACAGGGAGGTTACTACACACAGGAAATAGCAGACAAACTCCGTGTTACTAAAGTATACACATACTTTTTAATAAGAAAAACTTTAGCAGCTATAGCAGAATACTTTGCAGAAGACTTTGGATATATTTATACTAAGGCCGAAAAGAAACCTACACTAAAATTTACATCACTGGAAATACCAGACAGTATGTCTGATTTTATTCCGGGAGGATCTTATCGTGATTAACGCAGTCAATGCAGGACTTGGAGTTACTTCTAGTTTTACTGGTACTCAACTTCAACTTCCTGATAAGGATTTCTTTGTAGCTAAAATCTTAACTAAAGAAAAGATCATGGTAGATGATCCTTCTTTCTTTAGACTGAATCCTGAAGATGCAGTACCTGTAGAAATGTATGCGTATGGATGGGCACTGACTGTACCCACAAACAGCATGACAGGTTACGCAGAGTTTGATGATAAGTCCGAAGGCAAAGTAATTGCCCCTGATAACATTCTGGTCAACCCAGCGATTGTTACAGGAAGTGGACAAGTTTCTTTGGACGACTTTGTATTTATGCGATACAGAGGATGGGGAAGAATTTCGTACAGGTTTCCTTTATTTGCAGAAGAAACCACAGAAGTCGAAACTCAATTGTTTGAGATCATTTCCAAGTTCAGTGGAAGTGCAATCTCATCGGTACAATGTGTAGGTAACCAATTGTATGTAACCTATCAGGTGCCGTAATGCCAGAAGTAGTACAAGTTTTTACTTGCTATGGGGATCCTAATAGCCCGCTGGAAGCATTGCTTACGGCTTACCCAGCGTGTGGACACCTCAATCTTCCCGGTAGCATTTCAGGAACTTATAGCTGTAGTGGACCTCCCGGAGCTTGTGCAGCCGCTGGATTAAGCACAACTTCTGCTCCATTCACTCTGAACAAAAATGCTAACTGTGATGGTATTGCAACTTATTCTAGTCCAAATTATCCTTTTTATGTGTTGTACCAATTGTGTATGACAGAATATGAAGATGGTTCTAGAACAGGTCAATTAGGTTTTGGACCGTCTGCTTCAGGTTCATCCAGTAATTGTGACAATTCAACTTTTACAGGTTCTACTACAATTTATTACGGAGCAGGTTTAACTATATCCGTAAATGTAACAGGTGCTTCATGAGAGGTTTTAAAGCAGAAGCCCTTAATGGTTTATGCTACACAGGTAATGAATTAGCTGGTACTCCATTTCCTACAATGGCAGCTAGTGTTGTCGTATGTACTACACAACTGGCTGCACCTATAACGGAACAATCTGGTTACTGTGATGACACAATTATATTTAGATGGGGACCGGGTATAAGTAAAAGTGCATATGTATATGCTACAGATTATGCTTATGGTACAACTTCAAAAAACATTATAATGAATACAAATTATAAGTTTGATTTGGAAGAAGTAAAAGAATGGGATCCTAAAACTGTATTACCTTTTGGTGTACCTCCAAGTTTACCTTATACTATTACATATGAAGGTCCACGCTGGCTAAACCCATCTGCTTATATTCCATTAGCTAATGTAGAATTACCTACTACTGAGCCTGAACGCAAGACAATGCTGGATCAGTTTTTAAATATAGATTGGATGGATAATCTAACAGATCCTTATAACGCTGGAGTAGACTGGTTGGGTGTGGCATGGCCGGGAGGCTGGATATACGCTCCTGAAAATATGCCTACACCTTTTCTTGCTACAGGGTATTACGAAGATAGTGGTAGAGAATTGAACTGGGATGACAATGATGTCCATATGTGGCAATTACCTTTTTGTAACCCCTTATCTATTTACAACAAACAAGATGAACTCTGGGGTAAACTTAAAGGACTTGCGTTCATACCTTTCTTTTCTACAGGCATATGTAAAGAACCATTTTGTGGAAGACCTATTGATCCTTCCAGACCATGGGATCCTGAAACACATCCATACCCTTTTAGACTACGCTCTACGGTACAATACTTGAATGTAGAACTATGGATTTACGCAGGAATGCAAACAGAAGAAGGTAAGGATCAAATCAAATCTCCAAGAATTGCCAGAGCAAGATGGTGGTTCTTTACTCAACCTAATGGTACAGGAGATCCTACACCCAATGTTCCGTTTGAACCTTATATGTTTCTTCAATGTGGCAACACTCCTGTAGGAGCAAAGTGGTTATTACCTTTCTTGTTTACACTTAGAGAAGGTGCTACTAACCCAGATAACTTGACTGAATACAACACAAGACTATCTTTATCAAACTTTGGATTACGATTGGGGGCATAATGGCTTGGTACTGTGTATGTAGTGCAGGAGGTACAGGAGAAGTTCAGGAAAGGGAAGACGATCCTACACCTGAAGAAGCTATCTATTGGTCTGGACCTTACACCACTGAAGAAGAAGCTATTCTGAATTGTTATGGAATAGAATGCCCCCAAGGTTGGTGGTGTCTTTGTGGTAGGGTTGTAACACAGGGTAAGAGCGTAACACAGTTTTACAATCTTCCTCCTGAGAATGTATGCTACACCACTTACTTAGGACCTTACAACACTAAGGGACAAGCTGCTACAGCGTGTATTGATCCGGAAACAGAAGAACCTATTAAGTGTGAAACACAAGTAGTTGTACCAGCGTATGACATATGTAAGCCATTGGATACTTACTCTGGTCCTGTTACGCTGGAGTGTTCATTAGCGTGTACTCCTATTGGATACCCCATGAAAGGTGGGGTAATGTATTTAAATTTTCATTCAGAATCCTGTGGATCTTATGACTCTCCTATTTCAATGTGGTTTAAAAATAGAATCATTCCTATTGGATTAGGTTGTGTTAAAGGAGATAACCCTGAAGATGGTTACTGGATTGGTTACTACATTACAGATGTAGGGGCTCCCAGATGTGACGATGGTACATACTCTATTCCCGGTCATGGATTGACTTTGCGATTTCAAGTCAGCATGACTGTAGTAGATGCCAATTCTTTGTTCTGTGAAGTATCCATGCAGCGATTAGTACCCGCTGAAGAAATGGATCCTCCTACAGAAGAAAACCAATGGGTAAACTGTCAAAGTGGAAGTGGAGTTGTATTTCGACAATTGAATCCCGGTGATGATATCAACGACAGAACAATCAATTGGACCTTTACAGGAGATTTAGTTCCATTTGAAATGTCTTCTCCATGTGCATCTGATGTCAAGTCTATGTCCATTTCTGTGCAATTGTTTCCATGGAGATTTGCTTGTAGTTATCATCAAGTCGGTTTAAGTGGAGAAGGTTGTGGCGTACCTGTAGGTAATTACACACACTCTTGTTTTACCATATCTTCCAGACCATTAGACATTGGTAACTATGATCCCAGATTTCAGGGGCCATGGTGGGGGCAATTAGGCATTCTGGAAGCAGGTTGTGGTGTTACAACAGGACCCTGTGCGTGTGGCACTGGAGAATTACCCAGCGTAATTAACCCTACAACTTCTGATCCTACTACCAATTTGTTAGCAGTAGGGTGTCCGGGAGAAATAAACGGAGCGTATCAGAATTACCAGTTTAATGCCAGAGGGGGCTATGATGTTCTTGTAAAGACAGTGAATAAAGGAGACATCTGTGTAGCAGTCAGACTACGGGATATTCCCGGTAGACCATGGGTAATTGCTGGAACAGGTACTTCTACCTTTGATGTGACTACCACAGACAGTCATTGGTATGCACGAATTACAGTACCCTCTCTTACAGGTCAACCTGAAATTAACTTGTATGCTCTCCGATTTCCTAATCCTGTAATCAATGGGTGTATCCATGATCTGGATCCACTTCCTGATGTATGGCCTCCTCCTCCCGGTGCAGGTAATGTAACAGATTCAGGTCCAAGCAAATCATTGATTAGATTTAACAATGATAGGTTTTCGTATGTACTTTGGGATGACACAGTGCAAGCCATTATGTCTCCTCCACCTGTACAGACTCCTTCGTTTCCTGTTCCTACCCGAGCTGTTTCACCTGAAACTAAAGCCAAGATGGCTGAAGTACAAAGACGCTTTGAAAAGCGTTGCATTTATTTAGGTGCAGAAAAACCTAATACTGGATGTTGTGGTTCTTCCAATCTTTACCATTGCGGAAAGTATACTGAATGTAGACGATTTGGCAAATCTCGTAATGGTGAACAAGTATGCAGTAATTGTGACGATTATAAGGAGATGATTGATGCCCTCTAGAAGACCAGATGAACTTACTTCAGGTACAGCTTCACCTACAGATTGGTTAATGTTTACCCCTACAGGTGGACCTACTTACAAGTGTACTGTAGCGTCTATTGCTGGTGGAGTTACTAGCGTTAATGGTTACACTGGTGCTGTTACTATCAGCGCAGGTACAGGCATAGGTGTGTCTGGGTCTTCTGGAACCATTACTGTCAGCAATAGTGGTGTTACCAGTTTGAATTCACTTACAGGTGGACTCAACATTGTCGCTGGCTCAAACATCACGGTCACGCCTTCAGGCTCTAACATTACGATTGCTGCTTCTGGTGGAGGCAGTGGAACGGTTACCAGTGTAGCTACAGGAACAGGTCTTACAGGTGGACCTATTACTACTTCTGGTACTGTATCGCTGGCGAATACAGCAGTTACTCCCGGATCCTACACCAATACTAACTTGACTGTAGATGCTCAAGGACGCATTACAGCAGCAAGTAATGGATCAGGTGGTGGATCTGCTCCTACAGTCAATGCTCAGACTGGGACTACCTATACCCTTGCGCTGACTGATGCCAACAATAGGGTAACACTTAGTAATACCTCAGGAATTACAGTAACCATTCCACCCAATAGTTCTGTCAATTTTCCTGTAGGTACAGGTATTGATTTGATTCAAGCTAATACTGGACAAGTAACTGTAGTAGGGGGTTCAGGAGTTACCCTTAATAGTGCTATTGGATACAAGATTAGGACATTAGCTGCTGGATGTAGTCTTATTCAGATTGCAGCAAATAGCTGGATAATGGTTGGAGATATAACAACATGAACATTGGATTGTGGATACCCCATGCAAACTCTTTGTGTTATGGGCAGTTCTATACTCCTACGACACTTACACGGATGCATTACAATTTTACTGAGCAGGGTGGACCAAAGTTGGCTTCTCCATGTTATAATGGATTCTATATTGGTAATGATGTTTTAGGTTCTTTTCAGGGAGCGCAGTACAGTGGTACATTTTCTCCCGGTATAGCAGGTTTAAAACTATACTTAACTCTTTATGTAACAGGAACTTATAGTTTTCAGCCTACAGTTCAAGTAAATGGAACTACCTATCTTACTAGCTCTGGATCTGTGGCTGTAAGTCTACCATTTACTACTTGTACATTAAACTTTTCAGTTAATCCAGTTGCTCCGGGATCTGTGCCAGCGGATGGTATGCAACTTACAGGCTACATTGCAGTGTAGTGTTGTAATATAAATCAGTAGTAGTATAATAAAACCTACGCAGAGGGAACAGAAATGGCATACATTGTCGCTGACAGAGTAAAAGAAACAACTACTGTAACTGGAACAGGGCCTGCTACCCTTGCAGGGGCTGCATCTGGTTATAGGTCATTTGCTTCCCAACTGTCTATCGGCGACACTTGTGCCTATGTAATCGTCAATTCCAATGCCTCTGAATGGGAAACAGGCATTGGTACTTACTCAGCGGTCAACACGCTGACTAGAACCACTATACAAGCATCCACTAATGCTAACGCTGCTGTAGTGTTTTCTGCTGGCACTAAAGATGTTTTCATGGGGCCTACGGCTGATTCTTTAGTAGACTATAATCCTGTAACAGGTGCAATTTCTAATGCCACTTGGAATGGTTCGACAATATCCACATCTAAAGGTGGAACAGGACTAACCACTTTAGGTACTGCTAATCAGGCATTGTCTGTAAACTCTGCTGGTACAGCATTGGAATATCATACAGTCGTAGGCAGTGTTGCTTCAGCGGATGGCTCGGTTATAGTCAGTCAAACAGGTCAAGCTGTAGATCTATCTGTTGCGGTTGCAGCAGCTGCTACTAATGTCGTCGTACAGGTCAGAAACGATACAGGGGCGACGCTGACTAAAGGGACTGTTGTTTACATCAATAACGCAATTGGGCAGCTTCCTACTGTCGCCAAAGCTCTTGCTACATCTGACAATACATCTGCTCAAACTCTTGGGATGATGTCAGCAGATCTGGCTAATAATTCAAATGGATTCGTGACGATCATTGGTTTGATTACAGGGATCAATACACAAGCCTATGAGGATGGAGATCAGCTTTACCTCAGCGATTCAGTAGCTGGAACATTTACAAATGTAAAGCCCCTGTCTCCTTCTCATCTAGTGTATGTGGGAATTGTTGAATACAAAAATCCAAGCAATGGCAAGATATTTGTTAGGGTCCAAAACGGTTACGAACTAGACGAACTGCATAATGTTTCCGCTCAATCACCAAGCAATGGTCAAACAATTGTTTACAATTCAAGCAATCAATTGTGGGAGAAAAATACAGTATCCCTGACTGCTGGGGTCAATGGTACACTTCCTGTTGCTAATGGTGGTACAGGGGTGACAACGGCTACGGGCTCTGGCTCTGTGGTATTGTCTACAACGCCTACACTTGTCACGCCACAAACGAATGCAATCAATGCTGTCCCTGTAGTTTCTGGTGCGGGTAACAACCTTACCTTTACCGCTGGATCAGGTGTGACGAGTGGTGCCGGTGGGTCGTTGATTCTTCAGGCTGGTAGACAGGCTACGACAGGTGGCGATGGAAAGGTTGTGGTTAAGCAGGTTGCTGGGCAGACAAGTAATTTGCAGGAGTGGCAGAATAGTAGCGGAACAGCTTTGGCATTAGTAGATTCTGCTGGAACCATTTCTGCTGGAGCTTTAGTATTAACTACAACTAATAATGTAGGATCAAGTTTAAGGTTTGGAAGTGGTTCATTAAGTATTGGATGGTATTCGGGAGATTATTTTGGATTAAACAATTCGGAAATGGTTCTTGGAACAGTAACAAATTCCAGTTTTAGCAATAGCTCGGTTGCTGTACGAAATAGTACTGCACCACAGAATTTTCGTGTATACAACACATTTACAAATTCGACTAACTATGAACGATTAGGTATTACATGGGCAAGTAACATCTGCACGATTAGTCCTGAAAATGCAGGAGCTGGTTCTGCAAGAGCATTAACGCTAGCCACACCGAGTTTGGGAACGACTGGTACTGTACCAGCTTTGTCTCTTGTAGCAGGAAACGGAACGGTAACAGGAGCAAAAGGTGGTTCGATAAACATAACGGCTGGTAATGGTGGATCAGGTAATGGCGGTGGGGGTGGAAGTGTAACTATCGCAGCAGGAGTAAATGTTGCAGATAATGTGCAGCCTCCGGGAAACATAACAATTACAGCGGGTGCTACTGGAGGTGCTAGTGTAGGCGGATCTGTAACTATTCAAGGAGGTACATCCTCAACTGGTGGGGCTCCTGCTGGAGGTACAGTAAACATCCTTGGTGGAGCGCAAGGATCTCCCGGAAATGTTAGTACTACTTCAGGTACTGGATCTGTTGTTGTTAAATCACCAGACTCCAATGCTTTAATGGGAAGTGCAGCTACATCTCTTGCAAACCCTACTGGTAATGTTTCTATTGCTACCGGCAATGGTGGAACAATAAGTACTCTTTCTACACAGCCTACGATTAGAACTGGTAGTAGTGGAACAATCTCCATTTCAACAGGCACAGGTGGCAATGCTACAGTAGTCGGAACAACAAGGAATGCTGGTAGTTCTGGTACAATTACTATTTCAACCAGTTCTGGTGGTAATGCTTCTGGAGGAACCACAAATAATGGCGGTTCTTCTGGATCAATTATAATTGCAACTGGAGTAGCCGGGACAGGATCTACCGCCAATGGAACTGTTGGCACAATTCAATTTAATGTTGGTGGGATCAATACTGCCAATGTTTTATCTACAGGTTTGGGATCAAACGCAGTCACAGCAATTCCTCTCCCTACTACTGCAACAGTCACAGCAGCAACAGGCAACGGAACCACAGTAACCTACACGGCTGCCAATACATTCAGCGTTGGCCAAGTCGTGTCTATTACAGGGTTGACCACCACAACCGGATCAAGCCTCAATCTGTCCAACCAAACCATTACTACAGCGTCTGCTACGCAGTTCACAATCACAAACGCAACAGTAGGTACGGCTGCTGCTACTCAGGCTGGTACAGCTACGATTCAATCTGCTGGTAACAGCGTAACCATCACAGCTGGAAATGGCTCTGGTGTAGGTGCTGGCGGAAGTATTATCCTTCAACCGGGAGCGCAGGGAAGTAGTGGGGGAAATGGTTGGGTCAAATTCTACGATGTTACTGGTGCAAATACTCGTATGGGGGCATGGAATAATAGTACACAAGGGTATGGATTTGGTTGGGATACACAAAATAATGGGACATTGGGGACCGGGCTTGTATCTAGCTCTGTCAATGGAACAGGATATATTGGAGTAAAAAGTCAAACAGCAAATCACTTTATGATTGAGACCAATAATGGGACTACTGCGCTTTTAACTAACTCGGCAAACACCCAATCTAGGTTGATTTTTGTAAACGGAAATAATGCTCAGACAACTTCAGGCTCTGCGGGTATTTGCTCGTACACTACCGGCGTGATCACGATCCGTGATGGTGGTACTTCTATTGCCGGCGGTTCACTTTCTTTCCCGTCTACCACCACCGCTTTTTCTGCCAACACAAATGATCTCGCCCTTACTGCTTCAGCCTTCCAGCGCATCAACTGCACATCAGCAGCTAGTCTGACAGGCATCGCTCCTCCATCTGGTGGAACCCATGTCGATGGCCGAATGGTTAGAGTTTACAATGTCGGCACAGCCAACCTAACGCTGGCTCACAACAGCGCATCATCTACAGCAGCGAATAGATTTTGGAACTCTACTGGTGCGGACATTGTTCTTTCAACGCACCAATATGTGGAACTAATTTATGACAGCACAGACAACGGCAGAGGTGGTGCTGGCTGGCGTGTTTCTTCTGTTCACTAATTAAGGAGTTTTCAATGGCTGATACGATTCCTGAGCCCGTGTTTCCTGAGATTCCAGCAACAGATCCTACGGTTGTGCCTCCTGTCGCAGGAGCCACCTACGATCAATGGTTCCTTAGCGGCACTACCATCTCCTCCCAAGCTGATTCCACATTTGATCTGGAGAGTTTTTGGGTAAAGGGAAACGCTACGGAACTATCAAGCATCACTACCAACAATGTGATTCGCAATGTCACCAGCATTGAAAGTCTGGCTGAACAATTGGGTCAAGACTTCCTAGATGCTAATCCTGATATCGTAGCCATCATGCCCCAGTTTCTGGCCGTGCTGGCTAAGATCGCAACCCGTCAGGGAGTGCTGTAAGAAATGTACGGTAGCGTTCCTTACGCTAGTACACCATACGCTGCAATGGGTGGCTCTCAGCTACTTGTTGCAGCGTGTATCCATGTAGACTTACAGTTACTATACTCCTGTAAAGTTGGAGTATCGTTAGTTTATTTATGCACTGCATCCAGTTCTGTATGCCCCTGTGAATCAACCAGCGGAGTTTGCTAATGGCTCAATATGACACAGGTGATGTAGTACGATGCTCCGTCACTTTTAAGAATCTTACAGGTACAACTGTGGATCCTTCTACAGTTGTTCTGGAACTTAGACTTCCAGATAGTACTGTAATCACATATACCTATTTAGTAGATGCTGCTGTCATCAAAGACGCTGTTGGTAAATACTATGTAGACCATCTACTGACACAGGGTGGTATACACTACTACAAGTGGACAGGTAGTGGTACAGTATATGCAGCTGAGGAGTCTCAGTTTTTTGTCAAGATCTCTCAATTCTAGGAGTAAGAATGCTTAGTTCCCTTTTGTTTTTGGCATTGTCTGCACCTCCTTCCATTAAGGTAGAGAAAGCTCAGACTGTGGTTATCCATAATGGAGTAACCATTGTTCTACTCGCTGATGGATCCATCAAACTCAATGGTCCTACCATTGACCTTAGTCTTCCCGCTGATGAAAACGCAGAGATTGTGCCTGTTGTACCACCTAATGTGGTTCCAGAAGTAGTATCTCCTTTTCAGAAATTCTACGATGCGGATAAGACTCCGTTGGTTCAGAAGAAACTGGCACTAACCAGTCTGAGTCAGATTTGGGAAACTGCATTGAAGGATCTCCCTGAAGCTAAAACTACAGGTGCATTCCATGACAATCTCAAGACTATGGGTAAGCCACTAGGTAATACCCTGATTGACTTGAGGAAAGAGATCAGCAAAGATTTTGTCAAGATTGTATCTGATGATGTTCCTATGACTCCTGAATTACAGTCACAACTTAAAGCTGCAATTCAATCTGTACTTGTTAATTTGAAAGGTGTAAAATGAGTGCTATTCACGATGTTGAATTTGATATGGCAGAACTGTGTGGATGGCATAACGATCCGGAAGCTGTCCAATCTGTAGCTGCTCTCCAACCTTTTCCTAGCTTTGGGAATACTCCAGCGAATGAAATATCCACCCTACCAAAACAAGCCTTTCTGTGGAACGCTGCTAAAAAGGTGCTGGGTACATTGCTGCCTTGGAGGAATCAGGGTTCTATTGGTAGCTGCGTTGCTCATGGAACGAATAGGGCTATTCTGTATTCGTTGCTATGCGAGATTGCTTCAGGTAGTCCTGAAAAGTATGCAGCTATTGCAGAGGAAGTAACTTATGGTGGGTCTCGGGTTGAGATTGGTCGAAAGCGTATTCGTGGTGACGGCTCTGTGGGAGCTTGGGCAGCAGAGTTCGTTCGACAATATGGAGTTGTTGCAAGAGGTAAGTACGGAAAGTATGACCTCTCTGTATATTCTGAGAGTACTTGCCGTAGCTTCGGCGACAATGGTGTGCCTACAGAGTTGGAGAATGTTGCGAAAACCCATCCTGTAAAAACGATTACCAAGATTAGCACTTGGGAAGAAGCAAAGAAAGCTCTTGCCCAAGGCTATGGTATCTCTGTTTGTTCCAATCAGGGATTCAGTAAGGTCCGTAACCAGAATGGTGTAGCTGCTCCTCAGGGTAGCTGGGCTCACTGTATGTGTCTTGCTGGCTACATTACGCTGGATGATGGCACAGAGTATGGTAGAATTGACAACAGCTGGGGTCCTAACTACTTCAGCGGTCCTGTAGGTTGGGGTGAACCCGGTCCTGAAGGATTCTGGGCTCAGTCCAAGATCATTCACAAGATGTTACAATATGGCGATAGCTGGGCATTTTCCACTGTGGAAGGTTTCCCTCTTCGTTTAGACTGGGTAATTTAAGGAGACGACCATGATTGAGTATCCTAAGACAATGCCTGTTGATGCTTTGATGGTTATGTTGGACAAGGTTCGTGGTAACCCTGTTAGCATGGCAGAAGTGGTCCAAGGAGCTTGGAACATCTCTGGGTACGGCCTAGGGTTGGCTTTGCCATTACCTAGCGTTATAGGGGAAGCTGGAGACCTTTCTGAGGAAGTTGCTCTGGAAAGCCTGATCCAGTACTCCAAAGAAGAAGCTATGCCTAACAGTGTAGCAGGTGCAGGTATTCTTCCTGCACTGGCACTTTCTGTAGTAATTAAGCTAGCAATTCGTCTGCTTTCCGAGTATATTGGATAAGCTAACGGAGTTACGCCATGACAGATATGGGGTCACCTTCAGTGTTTACTTCACTTGCCAAAGATTTTGGTTTGTTTATAGCACTGATAGTGGCCCTAATCTGGTTTGGTAGGGAAGCAATTAAATGGTTTGCTACCCATGTAGGTGTACCTGTAATCGCAAAGCATTTAAAGTTTGTTGATGATCTTAGTGCTTCTTTAAATAACTTTGATAAGACTATGACTAAGGTTGTTGAGACTCAGGAACGATTAGCTGAGTCACAAGATGCAATTCTTCATAAGCTGGATGAGATGGATTCCCGGCCCAGTAGGGTCAGAAAGCCTATAGATGCGCCAGCCCTCAACCCGTAAGACTCTGAAGCTCGTAGGAGCTTACGGTAGGAAAGCAAAGCGTAGACCTATTAAACGAGATCATAGAAAGAAATAATATGCCTGACTTTACCAGAGAAGAATGGATTCGTTTCCCTGAAACGATTGGCAGTACATCTCCATCCAATACTGGATTCAGTATGGATGGGGGTAAAGCCTCCATGGAATTCATGGTGGGTTCAGAGCAGGCTTGGAGAGTATTAGAGCAACTGATTGGGAACTGTTCTGAACTTCCTTTAGTAGCAGGATTAGCTAGAGCAGGACTACAGCGTAAACTTCCGCTGGCTCATCCTCAATTCCCATGGTTCTTTGCTACAGCGATTGAATCCTACAAAGGGCATAAGTATAAGAAGACGGTTGACTACATTTATGAAGTAACAGAAGATCCTAATGCACGATTGTTAGCACCTGCCTATCCTGTATTTGCAGACTACAGTGAGTACAAAATTAGCGTAGGGTTTGAGCCTAGACCTTATAAAATTCTTCCTGACGAATACATGGAATATAATAAAATAAGTCTCACTTATTATCCTCCCAAGCCAAATAATACTGCAATTGAATTTACAGACATATGGCCAGAATGGGAACGATTTTGTTATGTGACCTCTGCTCCAAGAGCAGAATACTTGTCAGGTAATCTTGGACAATATGCTTACTACATTCCGTCTATGGCAGAAAAAGATCCTCCTCTTGATGTTTACCAAATGACTAATGCAGGGCAAGTTAAAATACTAATTCCTTCTAAAGTAGTAGTAGCAAAATGGTTTCAAGTACCTTATAGCTATGTCACAGGACTCAACAGTCCTGAAAATAAAACTGTGTTTGATTTAGCGATAGGAAGTGTCAATCAGCTCCCTATATTTGGTGGTGAATGGGATACAGGGTATCCTGCTGGTTCATTGTTACTTGAAGCTGTCAATGTAACAAAAATATATCCTAAACCTTTTCCTGAGTTAAAAGATATTCCGGGAGGAATACCTCCAATTACATATAAAGGGTATACCGCTGAGTTATTGTGTGACATTGAGTTTGTGTTTATACATAGGAATCCCAAGACAGATGAGATTTATCCTGATCCATCGGAAGGTGGTAATGAAATTTATGCAGGACATAACCTGCTTCCTTACTTGCAAGGAAACACTTGGTACGCTGGTATCATTAGGGGAGCAACAAAAGGAGATGAACTTCCAGAGGATATACAGCCAATGCTTTATCCGTCTTTCCCAATGGAGTTACTGTTCTGTAATCCCCAATGGGTATTCGAGACTGCTCCAGATCTTTAGCGTACAGGTTTAGGATAAAATTGAGTACCTGAATGGATTCCTTCAGGTTCTGGGCCTGCATATATTTTACTTCCAGAACTCCATTGTTCCAGTGCTTTTATAAAAGCATTATAAGTCGCTGTCTCGATATCTTCCCTATTATTTTTTCGGGTAAGATCTTGAAGCCTACTACCTTCAAATGCTCTACGAACAGCTTCTCTACCTACTTCAGCGACTCCACCATAAGAAGCATCCGTAACTCTAGCTAACCCTACAGTGCTAGCTGGTTTGGTTTTATCAATAATAGTCTTTAAAAAGCTGGTAAGAAAATCTTTGTTCTTTTCAATGCCACCTTCTTTACCGGCTAATTTTAATATTAGATTAGCAGTACTTTGAAAGCCTTTTTTTAATTCAAATTCTCTATCAGTTCTATAAACAAATCTTTCAAATGCTTTTTCAAACCCACCTGTTTCTTCTTTTACTTTAATACCTTTTTGATAGTTTTCAAAATCTTTCATTAGTTTTTTAGGATCTAAAGCGTTTTCAAACAACGATCCGCTTTTGTCAATTTGTTTAGTAAAGTCACCAACAAACTTTTCAATCATCAAAGTAATGAGAGGTAAGTTCTTTTCAAATGCCGTTGCAAGAGACTCAAGCCCAGACATAATCCTAGGCATTGCTCCTTGCAATACAGGGTGCAAATGATCTGCAAAGGATCGCAACATCTTGGATAATTCAAACATAGCAGGTCTGAGTGCAGTACCGATTACAGCAAAAGTATCTCTCATGGTCTGTTGAAACAATGCCATGGCCGCTGGATCAACCATGTCAACAAACTTACCAATCATACTTGCAGCATTCATAATGCCAGCTAATGGGTTGGAGAATATACTACTGACCGTCTCTAGCATACTACCCATCAGATCATTCAGATTCGATTCAAACTGGGCATTGATGCGATTCATGTTGAAGGATGCACCAAATCCTCCAAGGACAGAGAATCGTTTTAGCTGGTTTGCCAAGTCTCTGAATGGTGTAAGAGCAGAATTTATTGTCTCTGCTAACGGATCCAATGAATCAACCAACGCATTACCCAAGTCAATGACAGGTTCAAACGCTTTAACAACCTTTGGCAATAACTTGACAATCGCAGCAGCAGCAACACCTGCTCCACCTGTGAATGCAAAACCTAATCCAGCTGCTCCAAGCAACTTCTTCCAGTCAAACCCACCAGTTCCATTAGTAACTTTAGGAGTAGAAGGAGGTAGTCCTCCAAACGACCCTGTAGGTGTTACAAAGTTTTTCCATTCCTTGTCACTAGACATTCCTCTACGGAAAAATGTACTGTAAGGAGAAGGTACTGCGGTAAACTTTTTAGGCTCACCTGCAAAAGTACCTGAATAGGAACCTGTAGGCGTTACAAAATTTCTATAATCTTTTTCACTGCTTAAGTTTTTAAGATAGTTTCTATTATAAGGAGACGGTATTGTCATAGCCTTTTTAGAGGCTTCCATAGATTTTTTAAAATTATCTAAAAACGATCCTGCTACTTTATCTGCTTTTACACCATAGTCTGTTTGTCGAACAATAAGGCTAGTTCGTTTACGCTCCTGTGCTTCTTTTTCTTGTTTTTCTCTGACTATTTTTTCTTTAGCAGCTTCTTTTAAGTTTGTTTCTCGTTCTATTTGTATGTCGGATTTACCTCCTTTTGTAGGTAATCCCATACTTTCAGCTTGTTTATTGTATATGCTCTCTACTTCTTTGCGCCGAGTAGCTCTATCTAAAAGATCTTTTACTTCTTCTTCTACAGTCTTAACTTGCTTATCCATTTTAGACAATGGACCGGGCATGAATCCTTCAGCAACCGCTCTATCTTTAAACCTTCCTCTTTTTTGTTGAGTAGCTATGTATGCTTTAAATTGCTCATCTTCCGACCGCATAGACATCGGAACTTTAGGAATATTACTGTATAGTTTATTTGGTATAGAAGAACGATTAAATGGCTTCCATGGTTCGTGTAAAGTACCCTTAGAATGCGCTCTTGTTTCTAGCTCCGCACGAACATCCCTTTCAAACTGAAGATTTTTACGCCTTTTTTTGGCTGCACGAATAATAGGATTTTCTTCTTCATCGTCGTCTTGTACCAACCCTCCTTTTCCTTTTCCTCCTTTAGCCGTAACCGTAATGTTGGATAATAACTTATCTAGCTTATCATTAAACTTATTTGTAAACTGGGTGAGGATAGTATCAAAACGACTGACAAATGCACTTAGTTCATTACTCAGCGTTACCGTAAACGCTTTACCAATGTCTAAAGCTTTAATAGTTGTTTCTACAGAGGATAAAGCTGTATGAAGTTTATCCAATGCAGCTGTAAGAGGAGCAAGAGCGTCGGCTCCTCCTACAGGTGCGCTTGGTGTCATGCTAGTGGCATTAACTTCAACATTAGTTCCGCTTGACATGGTTAATTATTTCCCACTGTTTAAGAGCCTGTTGAGGAGTTTGCCCTGATTGAATACACGAAGCAATGAATTGGTTTCTTTCTCTGATCTTATTTCTTACAGTTCTATAAATAGGAGCAGGTGCAGGTATAGGTTTTGGGTTACCCTTACTGTCTCGTTCCCTTAAATAGATACTATAGATTTGATAATCAGTAAGTTCCGCAATTTCATGGAATCGTAGATTAAGTGGCTCATCCGTCAGGACCGCATATACAGCAGCGGGATTAGGCATTTCCGCTGGATCAGCAGCTACTCGGATTCCTTTTGGGTGGTCTCCGTCTCCACCCTGTTCAGGTTTGGGAAGCTACTCTCCATAACCAACCTAATCAGAGTACCCACTTCTAGGGGGTATTCCATGATCATACTTTCGGCTTTCTGAAGTGGGATATTCCCACAGATGTGAAGGATATGAGATAAGCCTTCAACAGTCGGAAGCCAGTTCTGACACATACGATTACTAAACGCATAGTGACCTGCCACAATGCGATCAGAATACGCTCCGTATGCAACAGCGTACTCTTCATCAGACATTTCCGATTTGTCTTCTTTAAGCAGGTTTCTTGCTTTTGTAGCAAGAGCTTGTTCCAACGCTGCTTTAACACGCTGATCAATATAGCGAAGCTTTACCTTCTGTCCGCCAATCTCAGCTTCAATAGGACTACCTGCATTCCCAAGATTGGGTCCCACATTTGGAGATGCCATGATTCACCTATGATTAAAATTCTTCTGGTGGATCCGGTTCTTCAGGAAGTTCTTCAGAAATTTCCATTCCACCATCTATATTATACGGGAACTCCGCAGCATCCGCAGTTAAAGGTGTATATCCTAAACCAACAGGATCTTTTTCAATATACATCTCATCATCAAAGGGATCAGGAGTCATTGAAGAGTATTGAATTTTTCCTGTGATAGTCATTTGCCAAGCGTTTCTGACATTAGCACCTATGTCCAAATCAGTAACAAGAAATGGAAACGAGTACCATTTTGTACCAATATCGCTTGTTGTAGTTTTAACCCATTGTTGTTCAATCAATAAGTTATAGTAACCGTTAACTCTTATACCTGTTAAAAATTCTAGGGGTACATACCCATTAAGAGTTACTGTACCATCCACCATACCTAAAGCGGATTGAGAAGCTGTACTGAATACATTACTACGATCAATAGGTTGTCCACTTACTTTAATACTCCATTCAAAGTAAGTTTGACCACCAGCCTCACCTCCATATACAGGAGGTGGGTCAAGACTAACCTCATCTCCGGGATATGGAGGAATAGGTCGCTGAGTCAAACTCAGACGACAACGATTACCTGTAGCTAACGCTCCAGCCATTAGAGACTTGTTCCTATAATTGCAAGCTCAATGTAAGTGGTCAGCGTAGAAGACAAGTTGGTAATGGTAAGAGTCTTGTGAGTAGCATCTACCACAGTCAACCCACCATCATCCAATGTAATGCCTCCACCAGCTTTAACAGTCAGTACAGGTGCAGTTCCAGTATAGAACCACACCAGACCGTTGGAAGCTCCGGGAGTCATTGTAATGTTAGCCGCTGAAGTAGACAAGAACAGTTTCTGTACACCAGTAAACACTACTGATTCATTGAGCAGGTTGGTTACTGCTCGTAGGTCAATAGTCAATGTACCAGAAATTGCTAGCGTTCCTTTGTATACATAGATCTCATTAAGAGATGCTATGGATACTGGGGTAGACTTCAGAACTTTGTCAGGACCCTGTTGAGTCTTGACAAAGCCTGAGGTTGAAGATTGCTGAGTCCAGCTAATCTGGGATTGTACACTAGCTTTAGAAAGAGACATTAGGGAGCCTCTGGTTCAGGTTCAGGTGGTGTAGGAGGTACTGGAGCAGGGGGAACTGGATCAGGTTTTGGAGTTTTAGGAGGAGCAAACCTATCCACTCGGGAAGGTTCAGGCTTCCATTCTTTAACGACTTCTTGTTTACGCTTTTTCATTCGCTCCAAGTAAGTCAAAGGTTCTGCACCAATAGCTTGTTGTGAAGCAGCAGCAAACGATGGGGGAGGTCCAGCGGTAGCAGCTGTAATCGTGTATTCCAATACGCCACGAACATTCAGACTGTAATTAACGCTGTTGATACGACAATAGTATTGTTCTTCAACAGTACCTATATCATCGTTTCCTACAACAGGATACAATCTAAATTCTACTCGTTGACCAATAACAGGAAGCGGTACTACAGAGGAACCTCCCGGTACTCCTGTTTCGCAAGAAGGATAACCCCTAGCTTCAATACTAATTTTATTGTAACCGGGTGCTACTTCTTGAGAAGCTACACTTCCAGCTGTACCTGTTTCAAACAATTCTCCATTACCAAATTGATTGAAAGGTCCCCCTTCATTAGGATACCTAGAAGTAAAGTTAGTACCATCAATGGCATCAGTACTTCTAGTAGCGGTCCATTCTGTCATAGGAAGATCAATAGTAGTTGCACCAATTACATAAGTAATGGCACCCTGTCTTCCTGAAAAAGATACTGAATAGGACATGGGTTATATCTCCTTAGAGGTTGGTGTAAGCACTGCTAGTACCAGTCATTTCATACTGCCAAAAACCTTTGACATTTACAGTTTGTTTCATACTGGTAATCAATACTTGATCATTATGTACTACACGATAAACAGGAGCCCCTGCTACATACACAATGTAACCTAATTCTACTCTACAATAGATACCAGAAAAATTAGGTCCAAACCCACTATCAAGCATATTGTAAGTTACAGGTCCACTAAAGGTAAAGTCGGACTTGTAGATGCTAGGTACAGTATCTTCCCAAGTACCTAATGGAGTCATTGCATTGGTATTCGTAGTATCTACGGAATCCATAGTGGGAGTGGCTGTCCAATCCGTAATATCAAATGAAGTAGGTTCTGCTGCGCCGGGAAACTGTATTGCAGCATACCCGTATTTTCCTGTGACTACTGCCATTGTGCAAACTCCTTAAGGTAGAGTAGGGTAACCCGGTCGGGCTTCATCAGTCTTGTAACGGACATTGAATGTACTGGTCTGGTAGTTAGTCGCAGGTCCATCTGAAGGAAAGTAGATAGGTAATCCCGGAGTAACATCCACATCCCACACTTCTGGAACATTTGGTAAAAACAACTGAACCAGCGTGTTCCTTAAAGTCTCTCTAAGATCCAGAGAGGTAGTAAGTCCTGTGGTGTACTGCCGGTTGCCTGTTTCTACTAAAGCAACCCCTACACTGTAAGAATAACATATTCTTCCGAAGTATTCCATAGCAATTGCTTCAGGTTCCATTGGAGCAATAATAATGGAAGGAAGATCATCCCCTTCAAGAAACGCTAATTGCTTACGAATAACAGTAGAGGGTAAAGTACCTACGCCATCTATGCGAGCTTTTACCCCTGTGAGTATTGCGTCGTAGATGCCAGCCATTATAGCGTTCCTCCAGCATCTATGATTGCAGTAATAATCCAGCGGGATTGAAAAGTAGCCTCTTCAATAGCTAGTATGCGAAAACTACGGTTAAATATATCGCCCAGATTCATTGGTCCAGATACAATCACAAGTCTTCCATTTACTTGAGGAGGAACACTTATGGAGTTGGACCACATACAAAACTTGGTAGATACAGAGCGTACATTAGTATCAGATATTTCCGCTGAAACATTGGCAGCAGGATAGACTTTGACATTATCCACAGTGTACACAGTTCCATTAGGGTCCGTGTAAGTCACTGTGGACAGGTTATCAAACAGAATACTGTCTTCTGTAAGATCTAACATTATTAGTTAGGCACCCATTTGATACTAGGAGTAAACCTTAAGCGTATGTTGAACTTCTGTTCAACCGTTGATTTGATGTCGTTAAGGGCATCAATAGGTCCCAGACGACCTTTCTCTTGAAGCTTATCTGCATAGGAAGTAGAGCGAGCCTTCTTCCCTTTTTTCAAGCCCATAGAGCGGTTGCCCTGATGCTTGTACCCAATAAAGACTTTATCTTTACCAGATACTTTAAACCCTACGCTACTTCGGAGATTCCCTGTTTCGGATTTAGGATACTCTCCCGGAAGCGAGTGGTTTTTCTTTTTCCCATTACAGGGTCTGCTTAACTGAGCCCTAAGGTGTACAGAGGCTTCTCTACCTAGCTGGGTAAGTATAGGGCGTAGATTAACAGGTTCGGTAGGAGAAGTACCTCCTACCAAACTACTGAGGAATACAGCAGCACTGCTACCTATAGACACTAAACTTGTACCTCTCGGTAAACCAGATGACCACCAACCGCTACCGCTGCTCCAAGATTCAAAACCAGTGCTTGACCTACACCAGTTTCCATTACTCCATGTTCTGCCATGTAAGTACCGGCTCCCATTACACCCTGTCCAGATCCAGCAACAACCATCGGCATAGGACCGCTGATTGAAGTCGAAGCTCCAGACTTCCAAGTAACAGTAACCGTACCAGCAGCAGCTGTGCTATACCCTACAACACGAATCTTCTTTCCAGCTACAGCAGCTACTACTGTGTTATCGCCAGAAGCACTTGCATTGATTACTGCATACTTTACAGACATTAGAGGCTCCCTACCCTAGTGATTCGTTGAAAAGGACCCTGTAGTTTTTGACGCAGCGCAATAAGTTCAGTCATAGTACGAGTCAAATTTAACAAGTAGTCCGCATGATCTACTCGTTGACCGTCTACTTCATAATTTGGTTTTGGATTAGCACTAATCTCCGCAATCTTTGCGGCAAGAGTAGTCATTGATCCATCTATCAAATCAGCTTGACTTGCCATAATGCTGAACCTCCAAGATAGTAAACTCGGAAGAATCCCTAGTCATAGACAAATTCAAGTCTGACTTATATCGTTCTACAGCTTCCCTAGGACTGTACGCATTATACTGCCTTCTAGGTAGCTCTTTCAATTGAATCATGTACAATTTTTGACTATCATAATCTTTCCATTCTTTGGTTTCATAACTTTGTTTGTACTTAGCCATCATTCTCTCCTTATGAAAAAAGCCCCACCCACCTGTTTGATGGATGGGGCTAATTGAAACCTAGTCTGCTAGGATTAGGCCGAACACTTCATCGTGTGCCATGGTGACCACACAGAAGCGATACCCCTCTCATGAGCAAAGTAGGTGCTGACAATCCCACGATCCAGCATATTGTAGGATTGAGCAGAAGCTTGCTGCACTTGCAGAGGATAGTTCTGCATATACTTGAAGCTCTTACCCTTCTCCATCATGAACCAAGTGGAGGTGGCAGTGTCGTAGTTAGTCAGCTGTGCGTAGAGTTGTTGCTCAAGCAACGGACTGGTGAGGACATCAAACATTCCCGAGTAGGGGTTGCTGTTGGTGTCAGACACATTCAGCGGATTACTGGTCGTCTGAGGAGTGGTAGCTCCTGCACCAGTACGACGCTGAGTCATGGTTGCATTCAGGATCAGGTTGGCGGTAGCCAGCTTACCCGGAGAAACCAAAACCACATTGGGGTTGATCAAGATACGCTTGGTGGTATCAGGATCAGTAAAGCGACTGAACTTCAACCAAGCTGCTTGGATGTTGGTCCAGTCTTGGAGATCGTTGCCGGTCAGGGCGTTGTCATAGCCAAGGTTGTTGGCGTAGGTGTTGTAAGCAGTTCCCTTCCAGTTGAAAGGATTGTTTACACCAATGATGGTGTCAAGGATTTCGAGTTCCTTGCGATAAGCAAGTTGCTCACCCAAAGCAGCAGCATTCCGAAGAATGTCACCAGTGAGGTCAAAGAAGACTGCTTCTTTGAGGATGTCAATCGCCAGAGCGTTTTCACGGGTCTCTGGAGTTTGAATCCAACGCTCACCGAACTGGGTCCTAGGATGAGGTTCACCCGGAGCCCTACGCTGCGACACATCACCAATGGGGTTGATGCCGATAACCTTCTGACCGTTGAGCTTGGTAGCTTCAGCAGGCATGAGCTTATCGCCGATGAAAGCAGGATTCTGGAAAGCTTCCAGAATCTTGACTTCG